CACCTGCTCCCCCACCGCCACCTCCTGCCCCTCCACAGCTTTCACCTGAATCAGTAGCCTACCGTGCTGAAGCTGATACTAAACTAGCTGAAGCACAGAAGATGCTTGATGATTTTAAAATTGAGCAGAATCGTGCAGAAGAAGCCCGTAAGCTTCAAGAACAAATGATGATTAAATCACAAGCAGCCATGGCATCTAACCTAGCCATGTCTCAACGTACCCCTAATCTTCAAATCTCTCCTGCCTCTCAAACGCCACAAACTGCTGGAACTCAACCATTTAAACGGCGTAAACTCCAGATGATGCAACCCGGATCACAAATTTTGTCCGGACTGAATATTGGCACATCTAACTTACTGAACATCTAATGTCTGCTAAATCTCGCTATGACAGATTGTCTTCAGACCGTTCACAGTTTCTCAACACTGCTCGACAAGCAGCTGATCTAACTCTTCCTTACCTTATCCGTGAAGATGAGGTATACACCAAAGGCTCACTTAAACTCACAACCCCGTGGCAAAGTGTTGGAGCGAAGGGTGTAGTTACTCTGGCATCTAAGTTGATGCTAGCTCTGCTACCTCCTCAAACCAGCTTCTTTAAACTACAGGTAAATGATATTAATTTGCCTCAGGAACTAGGACCAGAAATTCGATCTGAACTTGACTTGTCCTTTGCTAAGATTGAACGCACTATCATGGAAGCTATTGCTGCTTCTAGTGATCGTGTTGTCATTCACCAAGCATTGAAGCATCTTGTTGTTGCTGGAAATGCTCTTGTCTTTATGGGTAAGGATGGGCTCAAGCTTTATCCTTTGAACCGATATGTAGTAGACAGAGATGGTAACGGTAATGTTATTGAGATAGTAACAAAAGAAACAATCTCGAAAAAACTACTCAAAAAATTTTATCCAGAATACGAGTATCCACAACCTAATACTCCTTCTGATAATACATCACGTCACGATGATGAATGTGATATTTATACACACGTCAGTCTAGATAACAACCGTTGGATCTGGCATCAAGAAGTAGATGATCAGATTCTACCTAAGTCTATGGGTAAGGCACCCGTTGATGCTAACCCTTGGCTAGTCCTACGCTTCAATCACGTTGATGGTGAAGTGTATGGGCGTGGACGTGTTGAAGAATTCATCGGTGATCTCAAGTCACTTGAAGCACTGTCACAAGCCTTGGTTGAGGGAAGTGCAGCAGCTGCTAAAGTGGTGTTCACTGTCAGCCCCTCTAGTACTACCAAGCCCGCTACGCTTGCCAAGGCAGGTAACGGTGCTATCATCCAAGGTCGTCCTGATGACATTGGTGTTGTACAAGTTGGTAAGACAGCTGACTTCCAAACTGCTTATCAAATGGTAGGCACTTTGACTCAACGGCTTAGTGATGCGTTCCTAGTCCTTAATGTAAGGGATTCCGAACGTACTACTGCTGAAGAAGTTAGGATGACACAACTGGAACTTGAACAGCAACTCGGCGGACTATTCTCCCTCCTTACTGTTGAGTTCTTAGTACCATATCTCAACCGGAAACTTAACGTTGCACAAAAGACTGGAGAGATTCCTCGTCTTCCTAAAGGTGGCATCGTTAAACCAACCATTGTTGCAGGTATCAATGCACTTGGACGTGGACAAGATCGTGAAAGTCTTGGTCAGTTCCTTACTGTTATTGCACAGACAATGGGTCCTGAAGCTCTACAAACTTACATCAATCCTGAAGAAGTTATCAAGCGTCTGGCAGCAGCACAAGGTATTGATGTTCTTAACCTTGTTAAGAGTATGCAGGAACTCCAGCAAGAGCAACAAGCTGCTATGCAACAGCAACAGCAGATGATGATGACTCAACAAGCTGGACAACTAGCTTCAGTGGATCAGAAGCGTGAGCAAGCTGCTATGCAGATGATGCAACAAGAAGCACAACAAGCACCACTCCCACCTCCACCAGTTGAATGAGCGAAACACTTACAATGAATGAAACTCCTGCAGACCAGCCTGCACTGAATGCAGATGAGCAGGAGTCTTTGGCTATCGCTGAAGCTAATGAAGCAGAACAACAATCACTGCTTGCTGGTAAATTTAAAGATGCTCAATCTCTTGAGCAAGCATACCTTGAACTTCAAAAGAAACTAGGAGAACCTAAAGAAGATGTACGGAACGAAGAAGGGGACGAAGAAGCCGAAGCCGGTGAAGAAGTAGAAGAGTCAACCGAAGAAGAAAGTACTCAAGAAGTACTGACTCAAGAACAAGCCAATCAACTGATGGAAATGGTTGGTGGTGAGAAGGCTTATCAGTCTATGATCTCTTGGGCTGGGCAGAATCTCTCCAAACAAGAAATTGAAATGTATGACTCAGTGATGGGTAAAGGAGATCCTAATGCTATCTTCTTTGCTGTTCAAGCTTTGAGCGGTAAATACTCTGAAGCTGTTGGAAGTGACGGTCAGCTATTGACTGGTCGCGGTACTGCTGAAACAGGTGCTGCGTTCCGTAGTCAAGCTGAACTCGTCCAAGCTATGAGTGACCCTCGTTATGATAATGATCCTGCATATCGTCAGGATGTTATCCGTAAACTGGAACGCTCTGACATTCAATTCTGATGAACGACACTAACATTTGGGCTAAAGAACCACCTATGTACACTGACAAAGATTACATCGTGCCTCATAACGAACGTGCTGAACAGCTTAACGGTCGCCTGGCTATGCTTGGCGTTATCGCTGCTCTTGGCGCTTATGCGCTGACTGGACAAATTATTCCTGGTATCTGGTAATGCCTCTAAAGAAGGGTAAATCTGACAAAACTATTTCTGCTAACATCCGTAAGCTGACTATTGAAGGTTACCCTTCTAAGCAGGCAGCAGCCATTGCTTATAGTCAAGCTGGTAAATCTAAAAAGAAAAAGTAATGGCTAAGCCTGGTCTCTACGCTAACATCCACGCTAAGCGGATGCGTATTAAACAAGGTAGTGGTGAGAAGATGCGGAAACCTGGTTCCGCTGGTGCTCCCACTGCTGCACAATTCAAAGCAGCAGCTAAAACTGCTAAAAAGAAATAGCCAATTGGCTCATAGTCAGCGAGGGATTGTGAGCCTCTTTTGAGTAGACGGAGATAAGAACGTCCTTCGCTTTATTATTATGATTCCTATTCTAACTACTCTGTCAGTCATTAGTTCTTGGTATGGTCCTGGTTTTCACGGGAACCTAACTGCTAATGGAGAACGTTTTAATCAACAAGCCCTTACTGCAGCACACAAGACACTCCCGTTCGGAACACGCCTGAAGGTATGTTTCAAGCGGTGTGCCATTGTGAGGGTAAATGATCGTGGTCCTTACATCCATGGTAGGAACCTTGATCTCAGTAAAGGTGCGGCTGAAGCAATCGGTCTCACTGGCTCTGGAGTTGGACGGGTAAAAGTAACTCGACTAAACTAACTTCAATGACAACTGCAATCGCAGCTCCCCGCTCTCAAGGCAATCCTTGGGAGCTTTTTACTAACTGGGTCACTTCGACCAACAACCGTCTTTATCTTGGCTGGTTTGGAATCTTGATGATTCCTTGTCTACTTGCAGCCACCATTTGTTTTATCATCGCTTTTGTTGCGGCTCCACCAGTTGACATTGATGGCATCCGCGAACCTGTCGCAGGAAGTCTTCTTTATGGAAACAACATTATATCGGGAGCCGTCGTTCCGAGCAGCAATGCCATCGGACTACACTTCTACCCAATTTGGGAAGCTAATTCACTTGATGAATGGCTCTACAACGGGGGTCCTTTCCAACTCGTTGTCTTCCACTTCCTCATTGGCATCTATGCTTACATGGGACGAGAGTGGGAACTTAGCTATCGACTAGGGATGCGTCCTTGGATTTGTGTAGCTTACTCTGCTCCTGTAGCTGCAGCTTCTGCTGTGTTCCTAGTTTATCCTTTTGGACAAGGATCGTTTAGTGATGCAATGCCTCTCGGTATCAGCGGTACGTTCAACTATATGCTTGTCTTCCAAGCTGAACACAATATCCTCATGCACCCCTTTCATATGCTTGGTGTTGCTGGGGTATTTGGTGGCAGTCTTTTTAGTGCTATGCACGGAAGCCTCGTCACGTCCTCGCTTGTTCGGGAGACTACGGAAGACGTATCCCAAAACTATGGTTATAAGTTTGGACAAGAGGAAGAGACATACAACATCGTTGCAGCCCATGGATACTTTGGGCGTTTGATCTTCCAATATGCCTCTTTCAATAATAGCCGTTCTCTACACTTCTTTCTTGCTGCCTGGCCGGTGGTAGGGATTTGGTTCGCTGCCTTGGGCGTTTCTACAATGGCGTTTAATTTGAACGGTTTTAACTTTAACCAATCACTTTTGGACAACAATGATCGCGTCATTAACACTTGGGCTGATATTCTCAACCGTGCTAATCTCGGCTTTGAAGTGATGCACGAGAGGAATGCTCATAACTTCCCTCTTGATTTGGCAGCTCATACTGCTCCAGTTATCGGTTAAGCACGTCGTCCGTTCATTCCCGCAAAACCTACATTGGTAGGTCCGCAAAACCGGGAACGCATGACGCCTACTCATGGAACGGGGGGTAGGTACTTCGGTCCTTAACAATGACTCAAGTCGAATTGGATGCCCGTGTACGGGAACAGCAAGCTCAACAAAAAGAGCAGAAGTTGAAGTATCGTG